TTCTCGATGCCGTACTTGTTCCACAGGAACTTCGTGTCAGCTGGAGAGAGGCCGACGATCGTGCAGAACACCTCGTCGCGAACCCAGATGTGGACCTTGCTCATTGGAACTTGAAGTGCCGTTCAAGGTGATGCACACGAATGTACCGCATCGCCTGTGACTGATCTGTGTTCCCGCCAGCCGCGGTAATGTTCCACAACATCTGGCAGCGCATGAGCTCAATCGGCGTGATGTTCAGTTCTGGCTCAAAGATCGCCTTCACATCCTTCTGATTTTCAGAGGTGTTGTATGAAAGTTCGATGTCACCGTTCGACAGCCAAGCCATGTTCGCGACTGGTTTGGCGGGCGAGAGCGTGCCGGGGCCGGCGCGGCCATTGGCGTAGTTGTAGGGCGCACCGGCACCGAAATTTGGAATAGGCATTGGCACTTTCGTTACATCAAATTACCACGTCTTGGAGTTCTGCAACTCGGAGCTTCACAATGTTTCCAACCATCCAACCGAGTTGCTTGATGGCCTCGACGATCTCTTCAAATTGCTGCCGCCTCAGCTCGGCTTCAACAATCAACTGATTCACTTCAACGACATCCTTCTCGCCTTGCACATACATGGCTTGCTCACGCACACCAAGCGCCCGCGGCGAATTGTTGTAGTTCTTGACGTGCCGCGACTCCTTCTGCGCCTTCTGAATCTCAAGCCACTTCACGACTGCCCGAGCATCAAGCGCCCGCTGTGCATAGTGCGCCTGGTGGTGCGGCAAATCGCGCGCAATCTTCTCAAGCCGCTCACCTTCGATCTGGAAGATTGGGGCAGCGCCTTCGATTTCGGTGGACCATGACTCAAAGAACACGGGGAGCTCAGCTTGGAGGTCCTCATTCTTCGTGCCAAGGGCAAATAGATTTAGCTTCATTGCAGTCCAAAAAGGCGCTGTTACAGTTTTTCAATTGTAACAACGCCTTCGGAGAAGGGGCCTAGGCCCCGGGATCAGTCTTACTCTGCGTCAGCCTTGTCTTTAGCGACGAGCGAGAATTCCTCTACAGAGGTCTTGGCGATGCGCATGGCCTTGCCGAGCGAGGTCGCGACCTCTTGGCGGTAGTCAGTGCCATCTTCACCAGTGCGAACTGGGTAGCTCACGATGAAGCCGCCGAGAACCGGCTGGATGTTGATGGAGTGGTGTGTCGTGACGTTCACGTGTTTCCTTTGAGGGAGGGACCGAAGTCCCTCGGGTTACTTGGCCTTACGGCCCTTCTTCAGTTCGAGTGGCGCTTCATCCTGATCGACGATCGCGTCGATGTCATCAGGGTTCACATCCACCTCAACTCCGCCAAGCACAACTTGCGGTGCCGAACGGGCCAGCATTGGCGCACATGCTGGGTGCTTCAACAGCTTCAGAGCAAGGATCGAATCAAGTTCGTTCTCCTTGAAGGCAAAGCGTTCATCACCGACTTCAGCGATGTACTTTGACTTCTCTCCAGGCTGCGTGCCCTTCGCGATCACGCCCGACTCCTCGAGGAGTTCAAGCAAGCCGCTGGTGCTGCTCATGCCTCGGTTGTACGGGACATCGAGCTCAACCTTTGTGCCAAGCTTTGCGAACCGGGACTTGTACGTCTCGAACCGTATCCGAACCCCAGTGACTTCGCCTTCTTCCTTCAACTTCAGCTTCGTGACGATGCCAATGATTGAGGACGAGAACTTTGTCGAGTTCGTGATTGCCCAAGCGCCGTCGCCCATCATGATGTCTTGTGGGTACACGTGATCCGTGACCAACATCGTAATTGGAAGACGCCCAAGGTGCCCAACAGCCAGGCGCAGCATTGCCTTGCGACGCTTTGCCAGAATACCTTGGTCAGACTTGATTTCGCCCTTGGTGTCGTAGTTCACCATTTCGGTTTGACTCGAAAGCATAGCCAACGAGTCAAGCACGACGATGGTCTTTTGGACGTCAGGACCGTAGTTGTCCTTCCCGTGTTCCTTGGTGTATCCACTGAAGAACCCGGACAGAATGCTGTTCACGTCTTCGATGGTCGCAACCGAGATGTACGTGAGCTTCTCTTCGCTGACATCTACACCGATCTTGGAGAGGTAGTCAACGTCAATCGCGTGCTCAGAGTCCAAATACAGGACGTGATAACCCACGAGCTGCGCTTGGAGCGCGAAATTGGAAGCGATGAAACTCTTCCCGGACCCTGATGGTCCAGCTAAGAGCGTGATCTTTCCAAGTGGAATGCCTTTCACGAAGTCACCGCTGAGAGCGCGATTCAAGGCGAAGTTCCCAGTAGACAGCCACGTTTCCGTGGTTCGAATACCGACTCCGACTGAGTCAAGCTTTGCAATGGTCTTCTTGAAATCCTTCAAAAATTTCAGAGCCATTTGTTCTCCTAATGAGAAGGAGGATCTCTCCCGAGATCCTCCCTCAATTCACTTACGCTGCTTCAGCAGCGGCAGCCTTGGCTGCCGCTGCACGAGCGCGGAGCTGTTCGACGATGCTGAGCTTCGCGCCATCAGCAGGAGCCGCTTCAGCTGCAACGGCTGGGGCCGAGGCTGCTGACGAGCTTGCTGTGGAAGCAGCTGGGGCGGGTGCCGGAGCTGGCGTCTCAGCCGCGTACGTCGAACCAGTCTGGGCAGCGACTAGCATCGCTTCCATGGCCGTGCGGTCGGTCTTCGCCGTGCGGTAGTCGGAGAGGTTGTACAGCGTCATGTTTTCGAGCACGCTATCGGCCACATCGGTCTGCTTCGGTGCGAAGTTCGAGGTGGTGTACGAGTTCTGCCCCGAGCCCGTCAGCGACTTGCGGAAGCGGAAGTTGTAGCCACCCTTGAGTTCGTACGGAGCTTCTTCGAGATCACCGGACTGGAAGGCAGCCTGGATCTGCTTGAAGACCTGCGGGCCGAATTCGATGAGCTTCACGAGTTGGTCAGCATCGTGCTCAAACGGCGTTTCCAGCACCAGCACTTGGCCAATGTAGGACCTCTTGCGGTAGAACAGCTTGCCGAGTTCTTCGTTGTGCTCAGCCGAGTTCTTGTCGTAGAAGCGGGCCGACAGTTCACAGATCGGGCAGGCTTCACCGAACATCTTCAGACACGCGACCTTTTCGCGCTTGCCATTGATGTTCAACTCATGAACGAAGTTTTCGACGAGGAAGCCCATTGGGTTTTCTTCGTCAGCGTCCGGGAGGAATCGAACAGTCGACACGGAGTCAACTGGAGCCTTCCAGAACGGGAAGAACAGCTTCCACGTTGCATCACCGGAACCACCGGTCTTGGATGTGAATGCTGCGGCCAGGTCGGCCAGGGAGCGCTTGATTGCCATTTTCAAATTCCTTCAAAGTTACTAAACAGAGGCTGCCAACTGAATGTTGGGCTGTCTATTTAGCAGATTCCGCCGATCAGTTCGTTCGGCGAGCTCACGTTACATTTGTAACGCATGAAGGAATTGTAACGACAAGTCGTTACAATTTGATCCTTAAACGAGGATCGTTACATTCAGGATCTGTTGTAAAGGTGGTGGCCAGGTGAGGCCGGTTCCGTCAGCCTAAGAACCTAACAACCGAGGGGGCCTAGGCCCCCTCGGTCATTTCTGGTGCTTCTGGCCTACGCTCAGGGCTCAGTCGAGTTCGATTGACTCTGGAGCGATCTTCAGGCGTTTGAACTTCGCGCAGCTCTTGAGGGACATTCCCATGAACGCACAGATGCTCTCTTCACCTGACACGAAGAGCGCAATGACGTCAGCAAGCGCCTCCTCTGGCCGGACTTTGCTGTCCAAGATCGCGCTGACATTCGTGTTCTGCTTGTGACCATTCAGCGTGATCACCGTGTGCACGAGATCGAAACCATCGTTGCCCCAGAGTGGCGTCAGCTTCAGAACGTCGTTGTTCCCGACGAGTTCGAACGAGCTGATTGCCGACAACATGCGGGCAAGCTTCGCCCGAGCCTTGTTGAAGTTCTTGGCGGTGTCATCGTCGTCTGAGCCGTGCAGGGTGTCAGCAAAGGCCTTCGCCTTGCGAGCTGGTTCGACGACCTTGGCCGTGAACTGCGCGAGAACTTCAACCCAATCAGTCGCGAATTGCTTCGCGTCCGCGTTGAAGGCCGCCATGAACTCTTTGGCTGAGCCGTAGTCTGAGCCAACATCGTTCACGAATTCGTCGAAGTCCGATCCGAGAGAGGTATCACGGACCGTGTTCCCGCCAACGTTCAGGTGGAATTCCTCCTGGAACGCGCGGTTCAGCACCTTCGGGTAATACTTCCGAATCGAATCGGCGACGGCTTGCGTGATGTCAGCTGGGTCAAATGACTTGCGCTGAGCTTCGAAAAGTTGTTTGAGCTTCATAGAATTCCATAGAGTGACGGCTATTTATAGCCGGCCAACTGTTTCAGCCGCCGCTTGAGATCGAAGTTCTCGCGCGTGAGGCGCACGTTCCGGTCATGCAGCTCGAGGATACTCTCGGCAAGCTTCACGGCGAAGCCGCCATCGGGAACCTCGTTCATCCAGCCGTCGAGCTTCTCCTCGTACGGACGATGAGCGAACCCATCGAAGAGGCGGTCACCTTCTTGAAATCGTGGCATGATCAGTTCTCGTTGAAGTTCACGGAAGGACAGAGCTGTTGCAGCCTGGTCTTTAGATCGTCGCGCGCGAGGCCGATGATGCGATCGAAGTCATCGAGCTGGCTGCGTCCGAGTTCGCCGATGCGCTTGTTCGCCGCGTTCGCGACCTCTTCATCGAAGCGCTGCGACATCATGTTCCACGTCTTCTCGAGCGCCTCGACGAACGGGACCTCGACGCCGTTGATGGTGAGCACGACGTCGACGGTGCCGCCTCGCGCGAAGAGCTGCTCCATGGCTTCCTTCGGGATGTCGGTGCGCAGGCGCGCCATGGTCATGACGCGGAGCAGGAGAATCCCGCTCACATCATCGCTG